CACTGATGACAACACCTTCATATGTGACCTGTCTTGCACCTGTGCCTGTGGATGTGTCATTTGCACTTGATGAAACGATTTCCAATCCAACATTGTTTGTTGGTGTCCTGTAAAAACCTGACCTACAAATTGGAACAAAAGTACTTGAAACATTTGGATTTGCACCAAACTTGTGAACCACTGAATGATTTGGTACTTCACCCCTTGACACTTGCGTGTGATAGTCAAGTGTTTTTTTATAGTATGATTCATGACTGTTGAATTGATAGTCAGCAATATTGATGTAGGAATTGTCTTCCCTGATCATTCTTCCTGTCTTCCTGTGCATCTTGACAATGCCTTGAACATTTAAGTCATCAGCCATTCTTTGCACCCAATTCTTTTTTCAGTTCTTTGATTAGTTGTGGATATAATTTATTGAAAGCAGGGAACAGGAATGGTTGTGCTTTGATACCATTTTTCATGATGTTCAACACAAGAAAATCAAGGTTTTCTTCAGGAACACCTTTGAATCTTCCCCATCTTTTGATTGAATCTTCTGCTTCTTTGAATCCACCTTTTGATTCACCACCTTTGAACTGCTTTGCATATTCTTCAAGACCTGCAGGAATGTCCACTTTTGTCTTTGTACCAAATTCCACATATGGTGCATAATGTGTGTCTGCAACCACAATTCTTTTCATTTCCTGATCTTTCTGTGTCTTGATGCTTCCCCTTAGTATACTGTCAAGACCCTTTGGTGCATTCAATTTGGCTTCAGTTTCAACAAGAAGTGCATTGTCCTGCACTAACCTGTCCACTTTCTTTGCAACCATCTTTCCATACATCTTTGATAGTGCAATGAAACCCTTGATGTCTTCCTTCTTTGTTTTCAGTGTGATCATTCTGCCACTTCCTCAACTGCATACAGTTCTGTGTATGTATTTTCTTCACCCCTGTCCTGTGCATAGTCTATGTTGAAGATTCTTCCATCATATTGAATCCTTAAAAGGAAATCATAGGTACTTCTATCATATCCTGCACTGACAAAATCATCCCTGTACCTTGTGATAATTTTATATCTGACCTTACCCTTCAGTCCACCTATTTCAAAACTTTCACGACCTGAAACTGCTGAAATTTTACCCCATACGGTTGCAAGATCATTCCATGTCTGTGTGTTTCCACCCATCCCATCAGATGACAGTGAATAGTACTGAATGGTGAACCTTTGCTTCATCATTCCAACATTGTATGACCTGTGTTTTGTCTTCATTCATCAGATGAATTTGGTGTATCTTTTAAAATATGATTTTGAACCATTTGGAAGTTCATTGACAGAACCTTCAACAAGGTCTTGTCTGTCTTCATAGGAAGAAAGAACTGCCTTTTTTAGTCCAATGATGATGCCATTTGGGATGCTTGTATATCCTGCAGTATATGTCACAGAAAGTCTGACCCTTGCAAAAGGATATTCATTGTCATATATCTGACCAAATACCAATGTATCACCTGTCAAATAGTAGTCAGTACCTTCAGTCAGTGTTGTTTCTGTTCCATCATCATCCAATGTCTTGACACTTGTAATACTTTGAACAGGGAACAATGGAAGTTCAACCCTTCTTGCAAAACTTTCATATTCTGCAACAACAGTCTTTTCAATCAGTTGGAATGAATAAGTTTGTTCAACAATATCAATGACTTCTGCAACAAGATCAGCAATCAGGGAATCATCAGTTGATGTGTCAACCTTCATCCATGCCTTTGCATCTGCAGTTGACAGGACATCTGTGGATGCATTTGTTCCTGTTTCTGTTGTGCTGATTGTCACAACACCATTCTGACCATAGTCAGGTGTCGCAAGTGTTGACTTAAGAAATGCCATTGTTCAATTCCTCAACAAGTTTTTTTGCCTTTGGTTCAGGTAGTCTATCAATGATTTGATTTCCCTTCATCACATAGTGCATGGTCTTTGTGTTTGTATCTTTTTCCATGTGATATTTTGCATTCAATGAATAAGATCTTTTGTCTTCTTTGGTTTCATATAAAAGACCCCTGTTCAACATAGATTGAATGTCTTGTTTTCTACCATTGAAATCATCATCAATTTTGTATGGATGTGACTTGTACCTAAAATTTTTTCTGCATTTGTATGGCATAGCAACAATGTTTTATGTTAAAAAGAAGGATGGCAGGGAATCGAACCCTGCCAAGTTCCAAACATCCTTGTGGTAATTTAGGAATTACCTGCATTTGTGATGGCAGTTGTGAAGTTTCCAAAAGAACCTGCATTTGGCAAGTAAGTTGGAAGCGCTAATCTACCACTGATTTGAACAGTGACAAGATCTTTCACAACATTGTCCTGATCTTGTTCATAGAACCGAACTTGCATTGATTCACGATCAAACAAGGTGGTCAACTGTGCAAAATCAGCCACTAGGAAGTCATCAGCATCCCCATCAGTGTCATTGATTGCATTGGTTGAAATGATAGGTACACCACGAACAACAGGTGTTCTTGTACCAAACACAACATCATTCGGGAATATGTAACGACCTTCACCATCTTTTCTTCGGATCATGTCATAAAAACGCTGAATTCCCATCATGATTGCAGATGGTCGATAATTTCTATTCTCAATCTGCTTGATAGCTTCAAGAAGAACATCATGTTCCTGTGCATCTGCATCAAGTACATACTGATCAAGTGCATAGTCAGTTGAAGTCACAGTCAAACCATAGCTTGAATCATATAGCAAGTATGCATCTTCTTCTTTCATGTACTTTTCCATTCCACGCAGTGAAATGTGACTTGCAAGACCTGCAGTGTCATTCAATGCTTCTTTTGAAACCCTGAAGTGACAAGCAATCTTTTCAACTACTGCATCAGTTGCAGTCAAGTCAAAGTCATTCTGAAGTGATGCATCACCTTCAGCAACAATGCCTGTGTTGTCAGTGAAGTTTGATTCTTGGATGAATCGAATCTTGTCACTGTTGGTTGTCCCTGTTGGCAAGAATTGACGAACATGAACCTTTCTTTCAGGATCATACTTGAAGCCTGCAACATAGTCTGCAGGAACAACATCATTGGTGTATGCATCTGATTCAGTGATCACTGCTTTGGTGTCCATAGTGAACCCTGAAGTCTGACCTGCTTTGAATGCTTCAATTTTTTCTTGTGTTGCCTTTGATTCCAATGCTTCTTGCATTTTAGACATGAAAGAACCACCATTGTTTCCTGCACCCAATCTGTTTGCAGATTTTTCAATGGCTTCAATTCTTTCTTTTTGACTTGAAATCAGGTTTTCTAAGTTGCTGATTTCATTCTTGGTTGCATCAGATGCAACACCTGCACTTTTCACTTCTTCTTGAAGTTTAGTGTAACGGTTTTCCAAATCAGATTTCAAACCATCCATGTGGCTTTTCACCGATTCAAGACCTTCTGACAATGTTTTTTCTAAGTCCATTTTTCAAATGATTTTTGGATTGATAGTTGATTATTAAATTGATCAAACATCTTTTTGATTGAATCGGCTTCCCCTTCCAAAGTGATTGTGTCTTGAATCGGCTTTGTTCCCTGAAGTGATTTTCTGAATGTATCTTCAAGGTGTTTGATCTGTTTTTCAATAAGCATGAAAGTGTCATCAGTATAGTCACCTTCATACCATGCTTTTGAAAGTCTTTTGTATTGATCAACTGCATCTGAATGACTTCCTTTTGCCATCCCACCAAGTGCCATTTCATTTGCACCCCATGTTACAGTTGACCCTTCCCACATTTTACATTCTTTGACAATGTAGGCATCATCATTGTTTGAATATTCTCTTTGTACAAAATTGATACCAACACTGTGTTCCTTCAAGACACCATCCCTGTACAATTTCAAGACATCTGTTCCAAGTTCTGTGTCTGTGATCATGGTCTTGAAATAAAGTCCTTTGTCATCTTCCATCAATGTCATTGGTTTTCCCAACACCATCAATGGATCATGTTGATACAAGTGCATGATCCTGTTCTTTCCACTTGTACCATTTTCTTCAATGGTTTTTTTGAATGCACCTTTCATCAAGATGTCACCATCTGAATCTTTGAAATCAAAGATGCTGAAGTACCCTTCAACAAGTCTTCTTTCAATGTCAACTTCCTTGATGGATGTCCCTGTGTTTTTCAATACATATGGTAAGTTCATGCCTTTGATGTCTTGTATTTTTCTAAGTGTAGAAAATTTATGACCAACAATTCTGTCTGTTGGATCATCATTTCTGTATATTCTTATCAATGCAACAGGATCTTCTTCTGATGCATTCAATGTGAAGGATGAATCAGGAACATCCACTTTACCCGATCTGTGAATTTCAACAATCTTTCCCCTTGCAGTTCCACCTGAAGAATTCCATGATACAAAATCACCAACATTAAGTTCATTAGGTTTTGCCTTGTAAATGTCCATTGATTTTTCCTGATCAATTTCTTTTGATTTTCTTATTGCCCAATCAACACCTTCTGTTCCACCCCATGCATCCCATGCAACACCACCACATCCTTCATCATAGGGAACATCCTTGTTCTGTCTGTGTCTGTTGAACTGTGCCATTCTTTTCACCACATCTGCTGAAAGTGCTTCACCACCTGCAAGTTGTCTTGCCCTTGCAAAGCCAACTTTAGTCAGGCAATTTCTTGGATTCCCTGATTCTTCAAGGTACTTCAGTGCCTTCCTTGCATTTTGTGATGCTTTTTTTGGATAGTCAGAATAAGTCATGTGTCAATAAGTTTGTTGAAATGTACCAACATTTGAATTGTTTTACAATTTTTTGCAACTTTATCTGAACAAATTTTATAAAATCAATAACATGAACACAAAAATCAATTTTCAAGAACTTTTTTCTAGGGTTTCTGAACAATTGGAAAACAATTGGTATGTTGAAAAATCAGACATCATGATTTTGTTGATGATGGCAATGTCCTTCCATACTTCAAGTCATAAATCTGATTTGCAACATGATTCTGATTGATGCAATTTTTTGATTCCCCTTCATGAATTGACTGATTCCTGTGTGATTCAGCATGATTCAACCAAAAGATCTTGTGTTCTGCACAAATGATCCTGATCCCCTTTTTTGCCAATTCCAAACTTGCCATCAGATCAGACATCCTGAAATATTCCCACTTCTTCATGTCAAACTTGATGGTGTCTGTATGGAATGCACTGACCCCTGTCCCACATACATCAATATCCCAATCACCTTTGACTGTTCTTGTGCATTGGTATGTTTCATGTTCTGTGTAATAATTCAAACCCATTCCTTTCAATCTTCTACCATGAAAGGTGATCCATGTCTTTGGATATTTCTTCAGATACCATTTTATCTTTTCAACATAGTCAGGTGGATATATGATGTCATCATCACATGAAAGATAGATTCCCTGACTGTCAGGAAGCCAAAAGAATTTGGAATTGTCTGTGTAGTCCTTTCCTGTGTACACTTCTGCACCTTCTACTTCAGGAAGATAATCATTGCCATATACCCGAACTGTGTCAACTTGGTCTTTTAAGCTATCAACTACACCTTGCAAGGTATATTTTCGTGACTTGATTGTGGCAATGTTTGCGGTAATCATAACCATTGGTTATCATGTTGTCTTTTGGTCATAACCATTGGTCATTTTGATTCTTCAAACAAGTTTTGTACCTGACTGTTGACATACATGACCATATCTGTTCTATATGAAACAAAAAACAGAAGAAGTATGACTGCAAGTTGCCAATCATAAATAAATGCAAGAATGATTGATGATAGGAATGTAGTCATTCCAAGTTTATTTGATGTTGCTTTTGTCATCTTATTGGTAAATTTGGATTGATTTTTCTTTCTATTGGATGCATCACAGACCTGTGTTGTTCTGTCCATATCAAACTGACCTTTGGTCTGTACATTTTTACATCATTCTTTTCAAATTCATGTGTCTGTGTCCTTCCCACACCTGAAGATGCATTCCACTTGTAAAAATTCATCATTGAAATTGGTGGTTGTGTGAAGTTGATTGCTTCCAATGTTTCCCTGTTGCAAAAATATCCACAGTCAACAAATCCACATTCAGTTGCTTCTACATGAAACAGATCCACTTGCTTTTCTTGCATCTTTGTCCAACTTTGCTTCATGTCATTATTGTAGAAATTGAATGCATATGCACCTGATGCATCTTTGTGTATTTGCATAATATCATCAACCCATATGTCCCACCAATCATCAGGCATGAATGCAAAGAAGTCATCATCTGATTCCTTGCAGATGTCAAAGGCATATTGCCAATTTTTCCACCACTGTTCCTTTCCCTTGTGAACAAGTCTGTGGAATTCACAAATGTGTGCAAACAGTATTGGATCAAAGTCAGACCCATCATCAATCACAACAATCCTTTCATCAGGAAGTTTTTTTCTTAGTTCCCTGACAAGATTCAACAACATCAGTTGCCTATTGTATGAAAAGATAGTGATCATATTATTTCATCACCTTCAAATGGATCATCATCTTCTTCAAATTCTGCAATCCATTCAAGGATTTCTTTTCTTTGTTCTTCAGTTGCCTGATCTGAAATCACAAATTCCCCATCTATAATTTCAAACAAGTCTTCATGTGGTGGTGGTGTAATCATTTAATTCCCCTGTATTTTTCAATGAATCTTTTCACTATATAGTCACTGTGTTCATCACCCCTTCCTGAATAGTGCTTTTCAAATGCCAATGTGACCATTTCCCCCCAATGATCTTTTTTGTCAAAAGTCATTGTCACATATTGTCCCAATCCTTCTGCAATTTCCCTGAACTTTTCCTTGCCATGAATTTCAATCATTTCTTCTGCAATTTCTGTTGACAACTGAAGTCTGTTCAATCTTTCAATGTCTGAAACTTTGAAGAAACCTTCTGTCACTTCTTTCATTGACTTTTTCACACTGTATGTGTAGTCATAGTGATGAATCATTTCATGAATGTACGTTGACATATACGATGAACCACTGTTCCATGTACTTGCAACATTTACTTCTTCCCATTCCCAAAAGAACTGTCCTGTTTCTCCTTTCTTTGTCTTGTTGGCATTCAGTGACACATATCCATCAGTATATCCAAGTGAAAGATCATCTTTTTTGAATTTGAATGATGGTGATGCTTCTCCAAATTTATTGTTTGAAGTGTGACTTTTTATTCTTTTGAATGTCTTTGGATGTTCACCAAGTGTGTCAATAAGATATTGGTGTTGTTTTGCCATTTCTTTAAATCCATTGTCTGAAATATTTCTTGGCATTCTTTCAATCCTAACCCCAAACTGTTCAACAAATTCAATGAATGTCTTTCTGTTTGTTACTGATGCAACACCAACTGCAAGTGCATTCAATAGTTCTTCAGCCTGTGTTTCTTCCTGCAAGACTTCAGATTCTTGTATTTCTTCAGGCTTCACATATATCTGTGTACATCTGCAATTGATGGTGTTTCCTGCATCTGCACCAAGACTGTCATCAGATGGTGCAAGAAGATAGTTTGGTTTTCCTTCAATGCTTGTCAAGACAAATGGATCATCCAAAGGAATTGGTTGATCTCTTTCAGGTGCAAAATGATCCCATTGATTTCCCTTGAAATGACTTCTGACCCTGTCATCCCTGCTTGACAACCATTTCTTCATCAGACTTGTCCCTGATTCCTTTGCACCCATCAGTGATCCCATGTTTGACCCTGCAATGATTTCAGTCCTTCCAATCCTTCTTGCCCTGCCCATACTGAATGCAAAGTCCATTGGAAGAATA